TTCCGTTCTCGTCTAGTGTATGCTGTTCCTTCAGACAGTTTCCTGCTCCCCACTCTGGATGCTCAACCTTAGTAGCACATGCATGCTTAGGTTTCTTGATGGATGGTTTACCCTTTGTACCTTTTGGTTCTGCCATCTTCATGCCAGGTGCGTCACCGCCACCTATACCTTTAGCACCTCCAGTGCCTTTAGGATTCTTGTTAGCAGTACCCTCTTTACCTATGGGGTCTTTCTTAACTGGTGGTACTGGTGAGTACTCGTTCAATGCTCTAACTGCTGCTTGAACTAGGGATTCATGGTTGTCCATCTTATCTTTTTTGGGGTCTGTTGGTATTACTTGCTTGACTTTGACTGATCCTTCTGGTTTCTGTACCTTCTGACCAGGTGTCAAGGACATAACGTATTGCCTGTAGGCATCCGTACCAATTTCAAAGACTTCCTTAATATCTTTGACCCATGTACGGAACTTTGTATCTTCAGCAGTCAAACAGATGACATAGTTAGGACCTCTTCTAATGATCTTACCTACGTTATCTTTTTCAGTGAGTACCCACTCACCTACTTTGTATATTTCTTCACGATAATATTGATCA